GGTGCGCCGAGAATATACATGCAACCATGAAAGACATCATGGTGAATTTTTACATGCAATGGTTATCGCGGTAACTACCATGCCAAATAGATGTTTGAGTTTCCAAGTTATTTTCACAGGATGTGAAGCAGATATGGAAGATGAACCAAATGTGCATGGCGGTGCGATGTGGGCAAGAATGCCTATAACTGCGTTAGTTGGCGATACACCTTTTGATGAATGGGCAGAGCCCATGCCTGTTCATGCGGCACAACCTTGGGATTGTATGTCTCATACTCACTCTGTTTATGTTTTAAATAGGGCTACTCCTTGCCCTTGGTTGGCTAAAATTGATGGTGAATTTTTCCCTGCTAAGTATTACTTTACCGTAGATTATACAGACAGCGAAATAGCAGATGACCCCGCTCAGCACAAACAAAGCCATGTGCTAGAGCTTTTAGATGCGGGTGAATGGACTGGTAATATAGTGGCTTTGCCTAATAATCGTGTAAGAGTCACGCACCCAGCTTGGTTTGAAACAGGGGAAGGCGCACCTGATTTTAAACCTTCTCAACACACACACTATTCAAAATCTGATTTAGACTATACAATGGATGTGAATCAGATATTCGACAATCTTTATGCTGAAGAGGAACAAGAAAATGGCGATGAAGAAAAAGGGTAATGCCAAAGGTGGCAAGCGTATGATGAAGTCCAAAGGCGGTGCTATGGGCGGTAAACGCATGATGAAGTCCAAAGGTGGCGCAATGGGTGGCAAACGTAAGATGATGTCCAAAGGTGGCGCGGCTGGCGGCAAAATGGTTAGAGGTCCTAACTCATAGGAGAGCTAAATGGCTGTTTCAGGTTCCAACGATTTTGAGTTAGATGTAGCTGATTATGTTGAAGAGGCTTTTGAGCGTTGTGGCTTAGAGGTTAGGACAGGCTACGACCTTAGAACAGCCACTCGCTCTTTGAATCTTATGTTAGCAGATTGGGCAAACAGAGGTTTAAACCGTTGGACTATGGCTCAAACTTCCACCAGTTTAACTTCTGGAACTGCTGATTACACGCTTGGCGCAGATACTATCGATATTTTGAGCGCAGTAATACGCACAGGAACAGGAACTAATCAATCTGATATATCTCTTAGCCGATTAAGCCGCGATGGGTACATCAGTATAACTAATAAAAACACAACAGGTAGACCTACTCAGTTTTATGTGGACAGACAAATTAATCCAGTAGTAAAACTGTGGCCTACCCCCGATAGTGCAGATACTTATACATTAGTTTACGATAGATTAGTTCGTATGGATGATGCAGATAGTGCTGTCAATACGCTAGATGTCCCGTTTAGATTTTATCCTTGTTTAGCCGCAGGGTTAGCTTATTATTTAGCTTTGAAAAAAGCCCCTGAGCGAATACAGGTTCTTAAAGCTGTCTATGAAGAAGAGTTTGAAAGAGCGGCGGCAGAAGATCGTGATCGGGCGACTTTAAGTTTAACGCCTAGTAGGGATTACTACACCTTTATCACATGAAATATGCAATCGGTAAAAAATCACTTGCGATATGCGATAGGTGCGGTCAGCGTTATCGTTATTTAGAATTACGGAAAGAATGGACAGGCTTAAAAACTTGTCCTGATTGTTTTGAACCGAAACACCCACAATTAGACCCAAGCCCTCCTCCGTTTGAGCCCCAAGGTTTGCATGAACCTCGCCCAGAAATTAGGGAAGTTTCTGGCGTTGTTGTTTCTTTTCCCGTGGTTAATTCAAACACTTTTTCACTTGAACCTTTTTTGCCCTCCCTTTTTGCTCGGGTTGGGACAGTAACTTTTGGTGGGGATGTTACAACACCTGTCACTGAAAGTGTTGCAGGTGTTTCCGGAACAGGTAGTGTAGGAACCGTTACAGCCTCTGGCACTGGATCATCTATAGCTGCTACTTATACTGTTACAGTTGCTTCTTATTATGGAGCCAATAAATACTATATAGATGGTACTAGACAAGCTACGGTTAATCTTTCAGAAGGCAGCACATATAGGTTCGATCAATCCAACAGTAGCAACTCTGGTCATCCTTTAAGGCTGTCAACAACTTCTGATGGCACACATGGGGGAGGGTCACAATATACCACAGGAGTTAGCACAAGTGGTTCTCCAGGATCTTCAGGGGCGTATACCCAAATAACAGTAGCCTCTGGGGCTCCAACATTGTACTACTATTGTACAAATCATAGTGGCATGGGCGGTCAGGCGAACACACCATGAGTTATACATACACACAGTTAAAATCTTCTATTCAAGAATATACCGACAATAATGAAACAAGTTTTGTTTCTAATTTAGATAGATTCATTAAATCAGCAGAGCAACGTATTTTTTCAACGGTAGATTTAGAATATTTCCGTAAAAATGCATCTGGGGCAATGACTTCCGGTAATCAATTTATGGCAGTGCCTTCTGATTATTTAGCTTCTTTTAGTCTTTCTGTTGAAAACTCTGGCTCTAAAGTTTTTCTCTTACAAAAAGATGTAAATTTTCTACAAGAATCTTATCCGGATAGTACCGCAACTGGCATCCCGAAATATTATGCAGCATATGATGTAAACAATTTTATAATTGCTCCAACACCAAACGCTAATTTTTCTACAGAAATCCATTATTATTATCGGCCTGTTAGTTTAGCAGATAGTAAATTCAGTCTTACAGTTAGTAATGTAAGTGGAACTTTTGTTAACAATGAAACTATAACAGGTGGGACAAGTGCAGAAAGCACAACTATTAACTCAATCACTTCAGCCACAGAATTCGTTATTATAATTCCTACTGGAACATTTACGGTAGGCGAGACAGTAACAGGTGGCACTAGCGGGGCTACTGGAGTAGTGGTGTCAACTTCTGCTGATACTACTTTAACATGGGTTAGTGAAAACGCGCCTAATGCTATCTTATATGGTAGTTTATTTGAAGCATATACTTATATGAAGGGCGAAAAAGATATGCTGGATTTGTATAATGGCAGATTCACAGAAGCCATTGGTAGAATAAAAGATTTAGCAGAAGCCCGTGAAAATTCTGATGCATACAGACAAGGATTGCCTAGCAGGGCTAGAACATGAAGATAGCTATAGTAGGTCTTGGCGGTAGTTTTTCCGATTATGTCTCTGCAAGAATAGCTTCACAAGAATTTGATGAAATATGGGGTATAAATTGTATAGGTGGTATTATACACGTTGATAAGACGTTTATGATGGATCCAGTAAGTCGGTTTTTAGATACTGAAAATGCGGGAACCCAAACAGGAATAGCTCGTAAATTTTTAAAAGAAAACAAAAACCCCATAATAACTTGCCAGTTAGATAAACGAGTTAAGAAGTTAGAACTATTTCCGCTTAAAGAAGTCGCTACAGATCTTGGGTATTGTTACTTCAATAATACTGTTGCGTATGCTGTCGCGTATGCTATTTGGATTAAAGCCACTCAGATTTGTTTATACGGAATAGATTATACTTACAAAAATGTTAATATGGCAGAATCAGGTAGGGCTTGTGTAGAGTTTTGGTGTGCGATAGCTGCAACCAGAGGTATTAAATTAGAAGTAGCGCATGGGTCTAGCTTACTAGATACAAATGTGCCTGAAAATGAAAAACTCTATGGCTATCATAGATTAGATGATCCTTTAGTACAAACCGTAAAAGAGGGTGGACTGGTTATAACAAGACAGTCTGAGGTAAAACCTCCAGAACCAGTGGAAAACAACCCAATTATTTTTGGGAGACATGATAATGTTTGATTTAAATGTAGGGAGTGTAGGGGCTGTTAATATAATGACCTCTGAAAACGGTGGCTTATCTAATGACCAGATAGCAGAGATGTTGGCTACTAAACTTATTTATATTTCTGATGATGCTCCAGAACCTATTCGTTTACAAGCTGAGGCTTTTAGGGATAAAGTAAGGAATCTAGCGCAATACTATATAGAGTTGGCTAGGAAGGAAGAACGTGCTAGTATTTGCTCCAAGGTCCGTGAGGCTGGACAAATTGAATTAGCAAAAGCTATTGGGAGACTATAATGGCAATCGCACAAGCAATGTGTACAGCATTTAAGAAAGAGTTGATGTTAGGTACACACAATTTCGCAACAAATGGTAATGCTTTTAAAATAGCTCTGTACGCAGAGGGTGGCGGCGGTAAGTCTAGCACTACAGCAACTCTTGGTGCGACGACCACTGCTTTTGTGACAACAGGAGAAGTTGCTTCAAGTGGTACATATGCTACAGGGGGTGGCGCACTTACAAAAGTTGCTCCATCAACTTCTGGCACGACAGCTCTTACCGATTTTGCAGATATTAGTTTCACCACAGCTAGTATTACTGCAATGGGTGCGTTGATTTACAATGATACTAATAGTAATAAAGCTGTTGCTGTATTAGATTTTAGCTCTAATAAAACATCCACTTCGGGGACATTTACTATTCAGTTCCCTACAGCGGATGCAAGTAATGCCATTATACGAATAGCCTAATGAGGTAGCCTATGTCGTTAACAGGATGGGGTAGAGGAACTTGGGGTG